GGTGTAGAGAAATTTTTACCGTTGCCATGGCTTATACCTCGAACCGCTTGCGGACGATGAGCGAGGCGATGTGTTTTTTCTGCGCCGGGGTCATGGTTGCCGCCGCGCCTGTGAACGCCTGGTAAAAACCGGGCAACACCGATTCGATATAGGCATCGACCGCCTCGAACGCCGCGTAAAGCTCGGGCTTTGTAATGCCTATGGTCTCGGCATTCTCGCGCTGGAACCGCTCGTATAGGTCGCGGAGAACGGGTTCGGTTAGGAGCGTCATCACGCATTCCCCTCGGTAATCACAAACGAACTGATCTGTACCGGCTGGCCGGCCACAATCGCAGCGCCGAAATTAAGTTCCCCCGATCCTACGCCCGCCGTAACCTGTGCAACGTTATTGCCGTTCGAATCCGCGAGCCTCGCAAATGTCGGCGTGCCGTTCGCGTCTCCGGACGAATCCTCGGTTATGGCCGAGAACGTCAGAACACCGTTCGATACCGAACCGCCCGGATCAGAAAGCGTGAGCGTTGCTAGTAGCGTCTGATCGGTAATCGCCGTCCCGACGTTGGCCGGGACCGTGCCGCTATAAACCTTGACCGTTCCGGCCCCGGCTCCGGCGTCGATGGCGTTTAACACCTGCGTCATTCGGTTCGAGCGAACCGTTGTGGTGTAACTGGGCATGGTTTCGACCTATTTGTAGTAGCTCACATTGACCTTAGCCGATGCCGTGGTCTCGATCAGGCGAACCGCCGATAGATTGCCGATGTACCAAACATCCGAACCGGATGCGACGAGCATCCCCGTGTTGGCGTCCGGGTTTGTCCCGTCGTCTCGATATCGCACGTTTTGCGTTTCCGCCTGGATAAGCGCCAGCCGAGCCCCACTCGGCACGGTCAACGACTTGACCGTGCTCAACCCCGTGATTTGCTCATACCCTAACGGCGTCAGATTACCGTCAACCACAGGGGTCGAAGCATGGTTAAAAAGCTGTGTTGTCATCAGTATTTCTCATTTCCGCCCGGTGTAAATCCCACATATTCCGCTGCGCCTCTTCGCGTAGCGCCGCCTGAGCCTGCACGCGCTCCAATTCGATTTTCAGCCGCTCGATTTCGGCGGTTAGTTCGATCTCGCGTTCTTTCGCATCCAGCTTCACGGCCTCTGTCGAACCCTGTATTTTTTGGAGCTCTTGCATGGCCGCCTGCATTTGCTGCTGCATCTGCTGGATAACTTGCTCGTACTGCTGCTGCATCAACTGCATTTCCGGGTTGCCCGAGTCGTCGTCTTCCTGCAATTCCGGAGGTAGCGTCTTTTTGAGCCGCTTCGCCAGTTCGTCGGCTCCCGGCCAGTCCATGTTGCGCACCATGATGTCGCCGCCCAGCTTCAGGAGATCGGGCGCCGCGGAAACTATGGCCGTCATCATTTCCGCCGCCTCGACCCGCTTGGTGTTGTAGGACGGGCCTACCGATACCGACACGTCGTATTTGCCTAGTTTTGGGTTGTAAATCCTCGCGATATCGCCATTAAAGCCCTGCATCTCCATGTAGGATTGCGGCGCATTCGGGTCGATCATGGCGCTATTGGCGGTACCATCCTCGCCCAATACGCGCACGATGCGCTGCTGGTCGTAAATTTTCGGGATGAGATCAACGATAATGCGCCCGGCGTGCCGAATGGCACGGGACAGGTTATCGATATAGTGGTAGGTCGCGGTGTCGCTCTCTTTCTGCCGCGCCAGAATAGCCTTGCCGCTCTTTTCGTTCGACTGCTCGCCCAGGCTGGCGTTGTACATGCCCAACGCGCCCTGAATATCGTGCTCGGTGAGTTGCAAACCAGTCACGAACGCCGCGGGTATATCGGCCTGCGGGTTGCGCTGCGGAGCGCCGATCAGATTGCCGTTTACAGTCGTGGCCTTGTACCGCAAAACGGAGACATTGCGCTTGTTCGCGTCCCTCCACTCGGCCTCGAACGGAGCCACCTGATCGGCCTCGGCGATCCACGGGGCCAGCGGAGCCAAGGCCACGCGCTCGACGAACGCCGACGCCATGTAGTTGTACATGCGCATAGCGTCCGCCGCGCTATCGATCATGCCGGAATATCGCGGCTTGTCGTCGATCATGATTTCGTTGCCGAGCACCCGCAGTATCGGGATATACCGGCTCGGGAATACCGTCGATTCCAGCTCTTCCTGACCGTTGACCTTGCACCATTTCACTTCCGGCACCTTGACGATCCGGATTAACGAGCGGTCCACGCCCTCGGTGCTCTTGATTTCCTGCACGACGCCATCAATGCGGGCCAACGTCTTTTTGCTGTAGGTCCGATAGTAGTACTCGGCCACGCGCACATGCTCTTTCGTCGCCCAGGATGCGCCCATGGACTCGAAGTCGAGCTTAGAAGCGTCCGGATACAGCCTTTCAAACGTCCGAATCGGCATCAACTCGGAAATCAGGCACCGCTCCGCGTCGGATCCTTCCGGCTCCTCGGCGTCCGGGTCGAACCATACGGACAGCGGATCGCGAACGCGCCGGATAAAAATATCCTGGTCGAACCCCTCATCATCCATATAATCCGTCGCGATGCGGAAATATCCGACACCGCCCCGGATGGCATACCCTAATGCCGTGATATAGGCGATATCCGCGCGGCTCTGATCCTCGATGTTGCGGATGAGCCCGTCCAGCATCTCGGCGGTTTTGACATCCGCGTTCGAATCGACCGGCCTTACCTTGATCGCCGGTTTGTTCTGACGCGCGTCGTTCTCGACCTGCCGCAAATACTGGCCCATCTTGTCCATCGTGAGGCACGGGCGGCCATCCAACTCCCGCTGATTGCGTACGCGCTCGTCCCACTGTTCGCCCGCCGAGAACCGAATGTCGGCACGCGCGCGCCGCCGGTTTTCGGACTCGCGCTCGTCGGCGTATTCGAAAAACTCGCGGGCCTCTTTGACTATGTCATCCATCCGGTCGGTCCAGTAATGCGCTGTCTGGGTTCGTACATGGGCTGGTACACACGTGGTATTCCCAATTCGGCGAACGTCAATAGCCAAGCGTCAGCCCGGTTCGGCGACGCCACGCCGCGCTTTTTCAATTCATCCTTGCCTTCGACCTTGATCTTTCCGCTGCTTAATACCTGATACTTCGGCGTCACCAATTCACCAATCAATTCATCATCATCCGCCAACCGACAATCCTTTGCCTCCAACCATTCACGGCCCAAAAACCACAGCTCATCACGCAATCGATGATACCGCTCGCTGGCGGATGCCGATTCCGAGACGTTCACGCCTTTCACCGGCAATCCCAATTCTTTCAACCGATCCACCACGCCCGATCCAATCCCAATCACGTCCACGTTGATGACGCTCGGCTTTTCCGTCGCGCTGTCGTATTCCAGCTTGACTAACCCCGCCGTCTGCATGGTGTCCTTGCCGTACCATTCGCGGCAGGGCTCAACCTGCACGTTGCCCTTGCGCTTGGCCAGTGCCGTTGAGTCGTCGCCGAATCGAGCCACGTCCAGGCCCCAGATTACCGGAGCTGAGCTGATCGGCTGCACCTCGCGGACTCTCGCCGCCTCGCAGAGCGATAGCGGGATAACGCTATCGGTAGCCGTCGCGAAATTACCTTTGACGCGAACTTGGTAGATGGGCGAATCGACGCCGTATTTCGCCCGCATATCGTCCACGTACTGGCGCGATACCATGGGCGACTCTTCGCCGTCCCAATGCAGCGCCGCCCAACGATCCCGCATTTTGTGGTGCGAGTCGTAGAAATAGCCGTCCTCGCGCGTCGGGTTAGCGGCCATAACGACGAACGCGCCGTCCGTCGATAGCGCACCCTCGGCCACCTGGAACACGTTCTCGGCAACACCGGACGCTTCATCGATCAGGAACAGGATATTTTCGGAGTGAAACCCCTGTAGCGCTTCCGGGCGTTCCGGACGCGCCGTCCGAGCCACGGCAAACGACTCATTGGGATTGCTCTTGAGGTAAAACTTTTCCTTGGTCCACTCGAACTCGTTAGCGAGCGGCGGCACGCGCTCACGCATGGCCGCGTGCCACTTGGCGATTTCCGCCCACAGAATGTCTTCGAGCTGGTGACTCGTCGGCGCTGTGGACGGCACCTTGCACGGGTAGTAGCAGCTCATGAACCACAGCACGCACCAGGCCATGAACGCGGATTTGCCCGTACCATGACCCGAGCGGATCGACACGCGACGGCGCTCGACTATCGCCCGGCTTGCCTCCCATTGCTGCTCTGTCGGACTAGCCCCCAAAACCTCGGACGCAAACAGGGCCGGTCCGCCAGCACGCCAGCGGATGATCGTTTGTTCCGGATTCATAAGATTTTCTTATGGATCAATCGCCGGTTTTGCCGACAACCCGGTATTAACCCGGCGTTTTTGACCATTTTTTATACAATGCATAAGTTTTTACTTATGATTGCCGCCGAGTTTCGCGAGAATCGAGGCGAGACCCTCGCCGACATCGTGCGTGAGTTCCGTTTTCTCGCCGTACGCTTTCGGTTTGAGCTTGCTGGCGATCCATTTGCGGGCGTCAATCCTCACGCGCCGATCCTGTGGATCCAGCTCGCGATTGTCAGCAATATCAATGATTTCGTCGGCCAGCGCGTCGGCTCCAGCCTGCCGTGCTTGCGCGTATTGCTGTGCAAACTCCGGATACCGCGCGAGCCACTGCATGACTGTTTTTAGGCCCGGCATATCGTGCTGCGCGCAGATCGAGCGTAGGGATCGGCCTATCGCTATCTGCTCGCAAATCGCGTCTACCACCGCCTGTGTGTATGTGCTAGGCCTACCTCCAGCCATTTTTGTGCACCCTCACTATCGCCCTAATCCACCATACCCACCGCGGCCAATCGACACCGAGCGTGCGCGGCAGGCATTTCAGTCTCATTGCCTGATCTCCGGATAGCCGGATCGCGGCACGTACAAATCCTGCCGGAGTTGCCGTAGATCGTCCCGCATTTGCGCCTGCTGATCGCGTAAATGATCGATATCCGATTTGAGCGCGCTATATGTGCCGCCGCCAGTCAGCGCGGCAATCAGCAATGCCTCGACGATTCGAGCGGTATTGATTTGAGCGCCCCCGGCTGCCGCGATCAGGAATGGAAATTTGGCGCTGGCGATTTTGAGGGCCAGCAATTTTTCGGCGATGCAGCTCATCATTATTCCCGGTTCAGCGTCGAATCGATGACGTAGCCGGTGCAAAATGCACCCCATGCCGCGCCCCATGTAAGCTCAGGCTGGCCCGCAGCCATGAACGCGAACCACGAGGTAAAAAATGCAAAAAACGACCGCGCCGTCGCTTTCGGCTGGCAGTGGAACAAATAGCAAACGAGATCGTTCGGCGTCTGGCCAGCGAGATAGCGTTTGAGCCAATGCCCGACCCACCCGGCCAGGCCGATAAAAAAAAGAGCTGCTGCGGTCATTTATTGATTTCCCGATGGATTTTTATCGCCCATTCGCGCCCGGCTGCGGCTTGCTCTCGGACTCTGTCGGCGTCGGCTGCCAACTCCGTAAGAAATCGCGCACACGCTCTTGAAAACTCGGCTGGATCGGCTTCATCAGCGCTTGCGGAGGCTCCGGCACTGTCGGGCACGGCGTCTGCACGGCTTGGACAGTTGGCTGGTTCGCGCAGCCGGAGAGAGCTAGCGAGCCGGCGATTATCATCGCGCAGACGATCGATTTCGGTTTGTCGTTGAGCATCATCTGTATCGATTTGATAGCGGGCATCGGCTAGCCGCGATTCGAGTGCCGCTTTTTCCTGTACAGCCTCAGTCAATGCCCGATCCGCCGCATGCCGAGCCACTGCAACGGCAATCTCACATTCGAGGCCACGGTAGTAATCTCCGTAGTACCACCCAGCCCAGGCCGCGCCCAGGATAGCCAGCAGCACGGCGAGCGCTTTTGCGGCCAATCCGTACGGATTCAGT